GTTGCTTCACACTTTCCACCCACAACTTCCGTGGTTGCACCTTTCTTGATCTGACCCATACTCTTGAGTCGAATGCGAACACTTGCATGGAACGCAAGTGCCTTTCCACCACTAGTTGTCCACGGATCACCAAACATAACTCCCATTTTTTGACGGAGTTGGTTTGTGAATACAAGTGCTATTTGTTGTCTGCCTATCGTTGATGTCAACTTACGCATTGCCTTGCTGATTAGGATTGCCTTGGTGGTTGCGTATCCATCCTTTGCATAATCCGCAGCCATTTCAATTTTGGTTGATGCGGCCGATACACTATCAGTTACAATTGTAACAAGTCTATCTTTATTGGACTTTCGAATTGTTGCTATAATATTGTCAATAGTTGCAAAAATGTCCTCTACGGTATCCACATGGATGTACAACAACTTGTCCGTATCAACACCAATTGCTTTTAAATAATCAACCGAAACACTGGTCTCGGTATCAATTAAAACTGCGACACCATTCTTCTTTTGCGTCTCCGCAAGAATGTGTCCAGAAACCAAACTCTTTCCACTTTGTTCAAGTCCAGTTATTTCTGTAATTCTTCCCACGGGGATTCCACCATTGGGACGATTGGAAATGGCAAGATCAAGAATACTACTGCCAGTTGAAATCCAATCTGATATGAGTGATGGGTCATCACCCTCACTCAAGAAAAAGGCAACCTTGCCTTCGTCTTTATATGCTTTGTTCAAACTCTCGGCAAGTACATTTGCCAAGTCATCAGATTTACTGGTAGTTACAACTTCTTTTTTCTTTGCCATATTTTAAATTCTTTCCTAAATAGATGGACTGATGTGGTGTGAGACGATTTTCCCACACCACATCGTGTCCTATGTTAACATCAAGACTTAAACAACTCTTCAAATGCAGCTTCTACATCTTCTGTAGCGGCAACATTTAAACCACTCTTTTCAGCGGTGGCACTTGCGGATTGCTTGACTTGTGTTTCCGAAGATTCAACCTTAGTTTCGGTTGCAGTGGTTTCTGCTTCGGCAGGTGGTGTTTCTTCCGACTCACCACTTACCCACTTTTCAAGTGCTTCCTTTAGTTCGTCATAACCGAGTTCTTGATAGATTTCTGTGATCTCTGCTTGCGAATTGGCAACACTTTCCAATACATTTTTGTTTTCCGAAACTGGTGACGTGTTTGGTTTAACACGGATGTTGGTCTTCGGAAACGAACGACCTGCTTCTTCGGCAGAAAGGAATTCAATGGTGATATCACGACCATTTTCTGGATCAGTAATATCTCCGTAATCAGGATCTGCGATTACACCAAGAAGTTCTTGATAAACTTCCTTGCCGAATCCCCAGAACTTAACACCTTCTGCTTCTTCACCTCGGACAATAACAGGGACGAAGGTACGCATCTTGGGCATAAGAGAACGCCCCATACGATAATCATCCTTGTCTCCACTTCGCTTCAACTTTTCCGCAAATTCGCAAATAGGGTCGGGACGACCAAACGATACGGGGGAAAGATAAGTCCGATTGTTGATTCCGTAATGGAAAAACAACTCAATAAACGGATTATCGGGTTGATGCTTGTAGGGTACGATGCGAACTTGTTGTTTACCAGGTTGTGGTTTCCATTGATAGTTCGTTCTGTTATTACTTTGTGACAGACTTGAGAGTCTGCTTTTGATTTTGTCTAGGTCAATAGCCATTTTTTTTATTTACTCCATTTGTTATTGTTTAATAATATTCTTAATATAATACTCTTCGTTTCGACTTTCGTCAATCAAAATTATATTTATTAAGAACTTTTTCCGTGATTTTGCACGAAGTCGTACAATTGAGCCGCAGTGTCAAGGACATCCTTTGTGGATGGTTGCGATGGCATTTCGTATGATTCGTTACGAGCTTCAGCATTTCGTTCTGCTTCGTTATTCTTCATGTGCCACGCATCCCAAACTAGGTCTTTTGCGTTCTTTAGTACTTCCAGCCGAATAGCATATGCATTCGGGTTTTGATTAGTTGTATTAATCATTTTTCTATTCCTTTTGTGTGTGTTTGTGTGTGATGAACACTAGAC